AACTCAGCCTCGCTGTAGCTGTTGATAATTCGCTCAATGTAATCGGTGGCTGTTGTCTCGGCCTGCCCAGCGCCTAGCAGTTTAAATGTCACAGGCTCACCCTTGGCGCCGCCAAGCATGTACACCCTGCCGCCCATCTCAATCCACCCGCCAGTGCTGACAATTCCGCAATTAACGGCTTTTTGGTTGATGCGGGTAAACGCAAAATTATCGTTTGCCTGATCAACAAAATACTCGGTTGTGTAGCGGTTGATGGCGATCAGCAAGTTGTCCTGCGTTCTCCCAACAGCTTTGGTTCTGTCAGGGCTCAATTCAGAAGTGGCGAACTTAAGCGGGTTAATGCTTGTCTCGTCACCAATATCGGTGTGGTAAAGGTATTCCCCATCGGTAAAAAGGTAGTATTGATCCAGCCAAATAACATCAATGGGCGCGCCAAAATCTGGGTCGGTCATTAGAGTTAATGTAGTGCCGTCGTAGCGGTAAGTGCTGCCACTAGCGACGATCATCATCGAGTTAAACCCGTATGCCATCCGCACACGGTCAGCACCCGGAATATCGCCAATCACAACAACCGCGCCGCCAACAATCTCAATCAGCTTTTCGCCGGATACCCTGAACGATCGACTCCACCGCTCATTGAATAAAGCGCCGCGGTCAATGCCCTGGCCGGTGTGCGTTTGGGTTAAGCCATCATGCGAAATTAAATAGCCAGGATTGCCTTTTATGTCGCGGATCACGGCCAGCATGTTGATGGGTATTGCGTCGGCGTAATCGGCGTTACTCAATACCTGGTCGCCGCCAATGATTGGGATTGTTAGCTCACCCATTGGTTATACACTCGTTTAAGGACTCTATTGCCTCTTCAATCTTTGTGTCATTGCCGCATGCCAAGCACTGCAAATAAATTCCATAATCCTTTTCAATTGAACAAACCACCTCATCGCACCCACACGAACACGTCAGTGTAAACCGCTCAGTTTTTGGCTTTCTCTTTAGCTGGATTACATCACCCATTGGATGAAGTACCGTCAACAATATTGAAATACACATAACGAGTGCGCGAGCTGCCCATGTCTCCGGTCATCACCAATTTAATACGGGTTAGCCCAGTGGTTGAACCTGCCTGCACCTCAAGGCTGTAAGAGTCGCCAACTATGGAATCACTCAAAACGGTTATGCCCGCATCGGCGGTGTCAACAATGGAGCTAATGACCTCCCCAGGCTGAAGGTAATCGCCAAACTCTACTTGATACATCCCCGCGTCATTGATGTTTAGCTCAATAGTGCCGGCCGGCAATAAAACCGGCGTTGGCATGTAGTTGGTTTGGTCGAATTGGCCAGCGTTGCCTCGGCCAATGGGCATCAGGTTTGATGGCTGCAGGTAGCGCGGCTGCGATATGCGAGTAATTAGGCGCGACCAAGCAGAAGGCAACCCCGGTATAGCTGATGATTTGTTGTAACTTGGAGCAAGTCGCTCGGCTAATTTGAGCTTAATTGCAAGCGTGGCAAACTCAGGCAATCCTGATTCTGTGTTTGGGTCTGGCAGCTCTTCAAAGTTGTACGGCAGCGACAAATTAACGTCGTGCATAACGTCCTCAAGCGCCGACAGCCCTAATTCAATATCCTCTGCATCAGTCGCAGAAGTAAGGCCGCTGATTCTAAGCTCAGCAAACGCACCGTTAACTAGCTCGATTTTTGTTTTCACAGCGGCCCCTTAAGTTATTTCTTTTTGCTCTTATCGGCCTTATCAACCGGGATATTCTGAGTTAAAAACTCGGGAGCATTGGCAACATCGACAAGGTCAATCTGCACCTCTACCGGAATCACCTCGGGCTCCAAAACCTGGAATAGCTCAGGATAAAGCTCTTTTACATCGTCAACGCAGCCAGCGGCTTTGTGCGCTTCATAGTCTCCTATTTCGCATGTGATTATCTCACATTTTAGACCGTCAACCTCGTGCGTTTCACCAGGCTTATAAACATGAATAGGCATAGGAATATCCAAAAAAAGGGGCCGAAGCCCCAGGGGAAATTAGAAGCTAACGAAAGCGCCGTTATCCATCGGGCGGGCGTTGTTCACGCCGTACCAAACGAACATACGCCAGCGGGCTTGCAAACTTGCGATATTAGCATCGTACAACATGTACATGTAAAGATCATCGGTCAAGCGCTCGCGGGCGGTTTTCATGCCTCCCCACTCGCCCAGTTTTTCAATCGGCATGGTGCCAGCAAATACTTCAATGCTGTCTTTTTGCCAAAAGATATTGGGCTGATTAGATGCGTCAGTGTTCAAACGGTTAACAGTGGCCGCGTTCAAAATGCGGGTATTGATGTTTGCGTAGGCTTTCTCGAGCGTTGACAAGCCTGGGTCATCCGCTGCGATGGGCTTTGGCCAAACTTCGATAGAAGTACCGCTTGGCTTGGATACGATAACAAAGCTCATGGCCTCATCGGTCACGGTTTTGTCATCGCGGCCAACGGCTTTAACGGTCACGCCACCATTAGCAAAAGTCACCCGGTCGCCCACGTTGTAAGACGCAGAAGCGGCAACAGGGATAGTTGCGGTACGGTAGTCGGCGTTCACGACAGTGTTAGTTGCTGCGGTTACGGTGCCAACTGGGATTGGGGAGAATGACTGGTTGCCGGTGACGGTTGTTGCAGGGTCGGCACCACCGGCCAAAGCCGACAGAGAAGAGTTCGCAATTACCGATTCAAAGCCAGCGATTTGTTTAAATAATTGGCCGGTTTGGTACGTCTTTTCAGGCTGGCCAACAAGGTTTGAACGCGAAGCAAGGTCTTTGCTGTACAACTGCAAATCGCTGTCATTCAACGCCATGATGCGGCCAGACTTGCGGATTTGGCGCTTGTTCATTGCCGCTTGTGCAAGGCTGATTGCGTCATAGCCAGAGGTTACGTTGGTGCGATAAAACATTGATCCGGTCAGCCGGATTGAGTCGGTGATAGCTTTGTTTAACACACTGGCGCGCTTCTCGCCGTCGATTACCGCCTGATCGCGTATGTAGCTAATATCGCGCAGGTCGTCAGCGCGAAGGCTTACGAAGGCGTTATCTGGAGTGCCCAAGCCTGCAACGTAGCATTCCTGAATCAAGCCAGTCTCAAGGCCGGTCAGGTCAAAGCCAGAAATTGACGCGCCCTGCTGATTAACGCGACGAAGCACGCTGTTAGATGAATTTTGCATTTCAGCCGGGTCGGGAGTCATTACTTTTACGTAATCCAACATGCCACGCTGAGATTCAAATGATTTTGCCGCTTCTTCTAAATAAGTTGCGACGATTTTACCTGCACTTAATGTAGCCATAAATTTTTACCTACCATTTGGAAGTGTCTATTCCCGCTCCCCTGGCTGCTCGCTTGGCTTCTAGCATTGCTGTTGGGTTGTCTGCAGCTACGGCCTTTTCATAGGCTTTATAGTGCGACGACGTTGCAGGTGCTTTGCCCTTTAGCGGTACATCGGGGGCTGGGGCTGTGTTGATGATGTAAAAGAGCTTTATCCTGAGTTGTTCAAAGTTGTTGAGCCCGTGGTGATCCCGGTAGAGGTGCAAATTGACTTAGTTGACGTTGTCAATGCGCATGAATTTTTAACTCAGAACATCCCGGTTGATAAGGCCGACAAAAGCAAAAAGAAATAACCCAGAGGGGCCGCTGTGAAAACAAAAATCGAGCTAGTGAATGGTGCGTTTGCTGAGCTTAGAATCAGCGGCCTTACTTCTGCGACTGACGCAGAGGATATTGAATTAGGGCTGTCTGCGCTTGAACGCATCATGCACAGCGCTAAGCTTCCTCTGCCTTACAACTTTGAAGACGCCCCAGACCCAAACACAGAATCCGGGCTTCCTGAGCATGCAGTGCTGGCCATTGAGCTCAAGCTTGCCCAGCGCCTTGCCCCGTCATACAACAAGCCTTCAAATATTCCCGGGCTCAGCTATGAATGGTCGCAGCTAATCTCTAGGCTAAATCAGCCGCGCTACCTGCAGCCATCAAACCTAATGCCAATTGGCCGTGGTAACTCGCACTTTAACCAAACCAACTACATGCCAACGCCTGTTTTATTGCCGGCCGGCACTATTGAGCTAAATATTAACGATGCGGGGATGTATCAAGTAGAGTTTGGCGATTACCTTCAGCCGGGCGAGGTTATTAGCTCTATTGTTGACACCGCCGAGGCCGGCATAACCGTTTTGAGCGATGCCATAACTGGCGATTCTTACAGCATTGAAGTGCAGGCGGGCTCAACCACTGGGCTAACCCGCATTAAATTGGTGATGACTGGCGACCTAGGCAGCGCGCGCACGCGGTACATGTATTTCAATATTGTCGACGGTACTTCAGCCAATGGGTGATATAACCATCCCCATCATTGGCGGCGATCAGGTATTGAGTAACGCCGATTATGCCGATGCCATACCCATAAACATGCTTGCGGTGATACGCGACATAAAAGGCAACCCAGGCTATTTAATCTCTCACGACGGATTGACCCAAACGCACACAGGCCAAGGCATTGACCGCGGCGCTTTATTCAATGAGCGGTGGAGCCGATCGTTTAGGGTATCCGGTGGAAAGCTGATTGAAATTGTTGGCGGCTCGGTTGTTGTGATTGGCGATATTCCCGGAGCTGACCGTGTCCGCATGGCATACGGGTTTAACTCGATGATGATCGTGTCTAGTGGTGGAACATACCGCTACGACGGTACCACTTTAACGTTAATGACCGACCCGGATTTTGGAGCGCCAATTGATGTTATTTGGCTAGATCAGTACTACCTTTTTACCGATGGCGAAAACCTTTACCACACCGATATTGGCGACGAAACGAGCATTAACCCGCTTAAGTTCGCAACCTCTGAGCTATCACCAGACAAAACCAAAGCTGTTGGGCGCACACAAGACAACTTGCTGATTGCTATCAACCGCTATACGACAGAGTATTTTGTTGATCAGGCTAATGATAATTTTGCATTTACCCGTATTAACCAGAAAGCCGTTAACTGCGGAATTGTGAGTACTGGCGGGTGGATTGAGATAGGTGGACGGGTGTATATGCTAGGCGGTGAGAAGGATGAGCCGGTTACATTTAAGCAGTTGGGAGCGGGACAGGCCGAAACTAAAGCTACTGACTATATTGAGCAAATTATAAACAGTTACAGCGAGGCTGAGTTATCCACAGCTTATTTGGAAGGCCGTTCACGTGCCCGCGATCAGCTGGTTTATGTCCAGCTGCCAAACCATACGTTACTGTATAACGTTTTTGTGGCCAACAAATTCGGTCCCCAGTATGCGTGGAGCGAACTAAGAAGCGGCGAGGATGCCTGGCGAGCATGCAATGGTGTTTATGATACCAACCTAGGCTATTGGCTATTTGGGGATAAGCTGGGGACAACGATTGGAAAACTTGATGACACTTTGGCCTCGCACTATGGCGCCTCAGTTACATCGCAATTTCAAACCGCTTTGATCCCAATGGAATCTATAAGCGTCTCAGAACTTGAGCTAAATGTGGTCAGCGGCTACGGCGAAGACACCGCGCTTTTTGTCAGCACAACACAGAATGGCAGCTACCATGGCGCCGAGTGGACTAAATATATTGCCATGGCCCTTATGTACAACTACCGCTACATAGTCCGCAGGGTTGGCTATGTTCGTCAGCAAATAGGCTTCAAATTCCGCGCATTAAACAAGTCCAAAATCAATGTGTCTGGGCTCAGGATTACACACGATGGCGACTAAAGCATCGCAGTATTATGTCAGCGACACAGACATTGCGCAGTTGATGAATATTAGCGGCCTTCCTGATCAATTTCGTCAGCTATTCGCCAAAGATTATTCGGCGCTAAAGCGTGATGTTGGGGGCGACAAAGACGCAATTACAGCACTTGAGGAGCGTGCGGACGAGACCGACGATCATTTGACAATAATTGATGCGCAAATAGTTGCTATTGATTTGCGGGTAACTACTGCCGAGGGTGACATTTTAGACCTAGCGTTACGGGTATCGCAGACCGAAAGCGATATTGCTGACAACCGCGCAGATTTTGACGCTCACGTTATTGATACGACTACCCATGGTACAACCGGCGCTATAGTCGGCACCGGAAATTATGCGACAGGCGCTATAGGTGGGACTGTTCTACTTGCTGCCGCCGTTGCTGATGCGGTCGCTAGCGCCGCCAATGCTGCACTAAATCCTAATGCCGCCGGGGTGGCATATTTGCAGGCAGACGCGGCAACGTGGGTGGCGATGTTAAACGAGCATAAAACCCAAATTAATTTGTTAGCAACAGACCTGAATTTAGCAATCACCCAGTTTAACGCGCTGCTAGCATCTGAGCGCACAGCCAAGCAGTTGGCGCCGTGATTCGGGAAGCAACAAAAGACGATATAATAAGGTGCCTGGATAAGCACATTGCTGGGCATACAGGTCTTAATGTTACGGATATCGACCATAGTAAATTAGTAGCTGTTGAGCAGGGCGACGCTATTTTGTGCGCGCTGATTTACACAAACGATACTGATGCAGAAGTGCATTTGATGTGCCCTAGGTCGAGTGCACTTAAATCTAGGGATTTATGCAGAGAAATAATCAGCTATCTAGCGGCCATTGGCATAAAAACGATTTACACTAGCAGCACAGGAATCAACCGCCGAGCTGATAATTTGGCCAAGCGTTTAGGTTTTGCAGAAATTCAGAAAGGCGTTTACGCGCTGGAGGTTTGACATGGCTTTAGGTTCGGCATTGGCGGCGCCGCAGATAATCAGCGGCAATAAAGCGGCAAAAGCGCAAGAGCGTGCAGCACGCGAGGCTACTGCATTAGGGCGCGAACAATTTCAGGCGGGTCTTGAAACCACCGCGCCTTTTCGTACTGCGGGTGTTAGTGTATTGCCCGGATTAACTGCGTTAACGAATCAGCCTGTGGAAAAGTTTTCATACCGCGATCCCAGCCAGTTTTTATCGCAGTACTACCAAGGGCCAGAGTACCAAACTCTAAACGCACAGGCTCAAGACGCATTATTGCGCAGCCAAGCGGCCACCGGAGGATTCCGGAGCGGCGCCACACAAGTTGGGCTTGCTCAGCTAGCCCCAATGCTCGGGCTGCAAGCACTAGAGCGTCAGAACCGCCAGGATTTAACGGCATATGGAACAAACCAAGCGGCAAGCGCCGACCAATTTCAACGCATGTATGGGTTGGCAAACCTTGGAGCCAACATCTCAACCGGCAATGCCAACGCAGGTGCAAATTTCGCATCTCAAGCAGGGCAAAATGCTATATATGCAGGCAATGCCCGGGCAAACAAATATCTGAATCAAGGCCAAGCTGTAAGCGGTGCTATGACTGACCTGCTATCAATAGGTCTTACTGGCGGGGGTTTTTAATGGGCATTTTAGGCGATGCGGTGCAGCAGGCTAGACAATTCCAGGGTTTGGCCTTTGAGCAAAACCAGTTACGACAACAGCAGCAGTTGGCCGAGCGCCAGCGCTTAGGCATGGAGGCGCTAAACCGCTACCGAGAAACCGCTCAGGCTGGCGCCCCAGACGAAAACGCGATGACTGTTGCGCTTATCAATATGCCAGAAGCCGCAAAAACAGTTCTTGCCCATGTTGGCATCCAAGATCAGCGCCAGAAGCAAGACGCCGCTAGTTTTGCTCTTAAGGCTGCCACTCTAGCCGACAATCCTCAACAACTTTTGCAGGCTATCGATTCCCGCATTGGGTATTTGCAAGCAGGGCAGCGCGATCCTGTGCACTCTGAGCAGCTTAAGCAGATGGTTTTGTCTGGTGATATTGCCGGAGCAAAACAGGCCTTAAAAAGCGTTGCCGCTGCATTGGTTGGAGATGGCTCTCTAGAAAAAAGCGCCTATGAAATGACCTTTGGTAAATCGCCTGAATCTATGAGCGAATGGCAAAAACAGCAAATAGCACTTGAGAAGCAAAAAATTGCTCTTGATGAACGAAGGCTTGGTGCCATGACTGGTTCTGGAATGGCCGGGGCCGGAACATCTACACAAAAAGACTGGCAAACGTATCAAAACCTTTTAAAAACGGATCCCGAACAGGCTAAAGCATTTGGCCGCGCAGCCGGATTTGCATCAAAAGAAGGCCAGCAACTGAGCGGATTTAGCGAGAAGCAAATTGCCACTGCATCAGACGAATATAACAATGCATCGTCTGCTGCCGGACGGTATGCGACGCTAGCAGAGCAAATTCGAGCTAAAAGCATAGGCGGCGGCCTTCCTTCTTCATGGGCAGAAACTCTCAAAGATTTAAGCGGTAATCAGGATGAAATAACTCAGTTAAAGCGATCTGTCATGGAGGTCGTAAACAGCGAGGCGATTAAAGCGTTACCCCCTGGGCCTGCCACCGATCGTGATATAGCTTTAGTTCGAGAACCATTCCCAACCGCTAGGGCAAATGGTGAATATATTGCAAACTGGCTTGGTGCAGTTGCCCGCCTAAATGAAAAACGCGCCCAATACGCAGAGCACAAAGCGCAGTTTATTGCACAAAATGGCGGGCAGCGTAATGCCCAAGGAGAGACCGTTTTAAGTAGCTGGAAGCGCATGCAGGCCGAGCAGGCGCCAGCCGATTCTAACCAGCTATTCAAAGACGCCGACGCGATCATTGGGGGCCAATAATGGCAACAGCCGAAGATTATGCAAAGTGGATTATTGACAATCAGGGAAAGAAGGGCACGCCAGAGTTTGATACCGTGGCAAAAGCATACCAAGCGGCAAAAGGTGCGTCTTCACAGCCCGCTCCTGTAGCTGCACAGCCGCAACCAGAAGAACCAAGCATGCTACAGCAGGCCGGTAACACGGCCACCGAGTTTATGGCGGCAGTTAACCGAGGGGCGCTTGATATTGCTGGGTTGCCTTCTGAGGTCATTAGAATCCCAGTTAATGCCGGGTTGCAAGCAGTGGGAGTTGATTACCAAATACCGCGCGCCTCGCAGGCAATCCAAGATGTAACAGGCATAGGCCGTGGCGGGTATATGGAGCCAGGAACTGCCCGCGATATAGTGCAGGCAACTGGTGAAGCTATCCCTGCTTCTGTGGCTGTCGGGGCCGGATTAACCAGCGCCGCGAGTAGATTACCCGCTTTGACTGCGGCCAGTGAAGGCGTGCTGCCAGGGGCGCTTAGAGCAGCTGGACAATCAACTACCGCTCAAAATGCCGTTTATGGAGCTCTTGGCGGTGGTGGCGCTGTAGCAGGTAAAGAAATCGGGCAAGCCGTAGGTGGCGATGTTGGCGGTGCCATTGGCGAGATTGCCGGAGGTGTTGCGGCTCCAATGATTCCTAGCTTGGCATCGTCAGCCGTGAAGGGTACGGCGAGTGCTATTTTTGGCGCCCGCGACCAGGCTAAAGCAAGACAAATTGCTGAAGACTTCGCCACCTTTGACGCGCAACCTACGGTTGGATTGGTTTCTGGCCGCCCTGGCTTACAGGCCACTGAAACCGTTATGGGTAGCGCCATGGGTGGAAGCCCTATTGCTAACGCTCGCGAATCAATAGGAACTGCGATGCAGGCTAAGCTTAAGCGCATTGCGTCATCTATCAGCGACGTTCGCGGCCCGGAAGATGCGGGACTAGTGGTGCAAAAGGGTGTCGATAAATTTATAGATCGCTGGAAAGATACCCAGGCGGTTTTATGGGGCAACGTCGATAATATGATTGGCGGGCCACAAGCCGTAGATATGACAAACACAAAACGCGAGCTAGACAACCTAGTTCGAACAGGTGTATTTGGCCCAATAATGAACGTGCCAAAAGTAGCTGAAATTAGAGCCGCTTTTGACACTGGTGCACAGCTTAAATACCAAGATGTTAAAGAGCTTCGGTCAATGCTTGGAGAGAGATTATCTGGTATTGATTTATCACCCGACATACCTAGAAAGCAGGTAAGCAAGCTTTACGGTGCGATCAGCGATGACCTAAGAGCATTGGCGGAATCAAGGGGTGGAGACGCGGCAAAAAAGGCGTTTAACCGTGCGAATAACTACACCAAATTTGGACACAATAGAATTGATGATTATCTAGAGGGGATTATCAAAAAGGTAAACCCCGATGAGGCATTTTTCTCTATTGCTAGGGGCGGCGAAGGGTTAAAGCGCCTAAATTCAATCATGCGCAGCCTAAATCCAGATGAGCGCGACGTGGTTGCGGCGAATGTTATCTCAAGGCTTGGCCGCGCATCACCAGGGCAGCAAATAGCAGAAGGCGAGCAGGCAATGGGGAATGTTTTCTCTATCAATAAATTTGCTACCGACTGGGAAAAGTTAGGGCCAGCGAAAAAAATATTATTTAGCGGCACTGAGAAAACAAATAAATACGCCAAAGATTTAAATTCTATAGCTCGCGCTGCTGGGGCTTACAAACAAGCATCCGCACAGGGCGCAAACTCATCGGGCACAACTCAAGCGGGTGCACGAATCGGCGCTGGAACGGCATTGGCAACATCAATAGCAACGCTAAACCCAATTCCAGCCCTGTCGGCCTTGAGCGCAATTGGTTTAAATTACGGGGCGTCTCGTTATCTAATGACCAATCCGCGCTTCGTGTCGATTATTGCTAAAGGCATCAATTCCAATTTATCGCCTAATTCCATCGCCGCACAGCTTAGCGTTCTGGCTAAAAATTCAACCGCCGAAGACGCTGCGATAATTTACAATTACCTTCAAGATTTAGAGACCCAACAAGGGGCCGCACAATGAGCTACAGCGCAGAATTAGACATAATCAATGTTACCGATACGTCGCAGTTTAAGGCTCTGGCAGGTGGCAAGGTGTGGTTCGGTGTTCCGGATGGAAGCCCCGCAACCGTAGCCGGAGACCGTATTCAAATCTATTTAGCCCGCCAGGGGTTGGCAGATTTGGCCATTGCTCAACCGCTCGATATTGGGCCTGGCGGTCAGGTCATGTACAGCGGTACACCTGCACAGATTAAAGTTCTGGTTCCGTACTGCGTGCAAATAATGAATTCTTTAGGGGTTCAGAAATACTACGCGCCTAAAAGTAATGGATACATTGAAAAGCTTATTTCTATTGATGCGTCATTGGCTACAACCGTTAAAACCGTGCCCACATATACCGATATTTCAGCGGCATTAACGTCGGCAACAATTGGGCAGCAGTTGTTGCTTCTAGGTCATACACTGCCAAATGTGGGAGGCGGTATATTTGATGTTGTATCATCTACCGGTCTTACTGCAAACAATGGTACATGCGTAATTAATGGTGCCAAAGCCGCAAAACGAAAAACATATGGAACAATATCAACTAACGATTTCGGTTTTGTTGATGGTGTAACTACTGACGCCACAACACTAATGCAAGAAATGTTTAATATTGCAGCGTCACCGCTTTATGATGTTGCAAAAATAGAAATAAGCAAAGGCCTGCACCCAATAAAATGCGGACGAAATGACAATGATTTCACCTGTGCTATTATCGCAGCTGATCTTATAAATTGCGATATAGTCGGGCAAAAAGGGGCTGTGTTGAAACTAACCTCCGGAGGTTCAGGCGCCCCGGAGTTTGGCGTTATTAGACTTGAGCGTTGCACTAATGTCGAGATAAAGCACATAGAATTTGACGGGTCTGGAATACCCGCGCAGGGACTGCTTGCAAACCGATCAAGGTGCATTGTTATATGCAACCACGATGTAAACAATCTTTTGACAGATTTTTCGCCCAATCAACGGATACACATTCACAACAACTATATTCACGATTTCGGAGGAGGGATTGTAACTGCGCTCAGGAGCGAAATTAGCCCGCTGCCAACATTCACAGATACTGTATCTGTGCACGACAACCTGTTTAAAAATATTTATGGTCAAGATCATGTGGTTGCTATGATCTACACTAGAAATATACATGTTTTTAACAATCGCGCTATAAACGAAATACCAACTATTACACCTATTGACAATATGTTTATAGATGTTTCAGCTGGATGTGAAAATGCAATGGTTGAAAATAACTATGTGTACGGGTTTGTCTTTGGGATGAAGTGCGAGTCTCACATTAATGTTGGCACACTGATGAATGAGATTAGGACAAGCAAAAGAGTTACGTTTAGAAATAATATTTTAGAGGAAATAGGACTTCCTAACCGTTGGGACTGGCCAGGCGCTGGCGGCAGTGATACCTTCGGGATTAGAATTAATGGACAGGATATTACTGTAAAAGATAACGTTATTAAGCCTCGAACTATAGGTGTTACTGCTGGCGGGTTGAGCATTGGCGTTCTGATGTTTAATTCTCACGCCCAGGATACCCTATGCGTTATTGATGAGAACAAAATATATTCTACTAGATACGGTGTGCTAGGAAACCATTCTGCAGCATCTACTAATTTCTGGGGGCAGGTAAAGCACAACAAACTTATGGACAATTCCCTGTACGGGATTCTTGTGCAGGCGAACACCGAAGTATTTGAAAATAACATTTACAGGTCTGGTAAGTCTGCAATTTCAACGCAGTCAACAAACAATACTTTGGTTCGCAGAAATAGAGCTATCGACTGCGCATCAATAAATAATGACGTTATACCCAGCCGAGTTGTATTTTATCAGCAGGGAGCTGTAGGCATTAGCCTTCAGGAGTGGACAGACAACCAAATAATAGACTCAAGGGGCGCCTCTGCGGCGCACTATGGATACCTTTTGATAGGTGGTGCATTAACACCAAACAACGTTATTCTAGACCCAGGATACACATCCGGGTTGCTTACTGGGATAACCTACGATCAATATTTTAGCCTGACAAGTACAAGGGGTGTTCCAACCGGGATATCTAATATACTCCCGCGCACATTCTCAGCATCTGGTATCCCAAGCGGGACTGCCCCATGGAGCACAATGCCTTGGCTCGTTGGTGATAGAGCCGTAAATACCGTTCCAGCGGCAGGACAGCCTAAAGCGTGGATTTGCACAGTTGCCGGAACACCTGGAACGTGGGTAAGCGAAGGCAATCTATAATCCAGTGCTTCCAAACCCTCCAGAACCGCGCTCAGTATCGCTGAGCGTGTCTGCCTCCACTAATTCATACTCTGGCAGCTTTATGATCATTGCCTGGGCTATGCGGGTTCCTGCTCTGATGTATTGCATTGCTAATCGGTCAGCGTGAAGCTGCACAATAACTTCGCCGCGGTAGTCGGAATCGATAACCCCAACGCAGTTAGCAGGGCGCAAACCTAAGTTGGTTGCTATGCCAGACCGTGCAAAAATCAGCATGACGTGCCCAACAGGAACCTCAAACGCCAGACCTGTGCCCATAGCCTTTGGGCCAATTTCCGGGCCGTAAAAGCTGGCTGAATCAAGCGCAACAAGATCAAAACATGCCGCGCCACTGGTGGCGAATTTCGGAATAACTGCGTCTTCTCGCAGCTTTTTAACTTTTACTATCATAGAACTTCTCCCCAATAACCCCAGTCAACTAAGTGTGCCTGGTTACGTTGTTTTAAAAATGCCGGGATTAAAATCCCCTCTATTTCATCTTCGAGCCGCTGCATCTGGCAAACCCGGTTAATTACCGGTAGCAAATAGGCGTACTCTTCGCCGTCCTGTGTCCTGCAAAAAACAGTGATATAAACCCGCCAGCGTATGTCTATTTGAACCAGAGTCCCGCAGGCGGTGTCTATATCGCCTTTCAGCAAATCAATAATTCGCCCCATACCAGTTGGGTAAAACTCAGCTTCCTTGCCCCATGAGCTGTTGTAGGCAACCGTAACACCCCTGAGTGCCTTCCTTATTTTGAAGTCGGCCATTTTTAAAAGCCTGGCGCGCTCCTGCTGCGCTTTTGCAGCTCGGTTGTATTTTTTTCTAACGCTAGCCATTTTGCCGCTCGGCAGTTAGCGAAATAATCCAATCTTGCAGCTTGCGAATTTGCGGCGACCAATAAGCGCTTTCTACATAGGTATAAAGTTTTGGGTAATTGTGCTGCTGTCGCTCAATAAAACCGAGTGCGTCATGCTCGGTAAAATGCGTAGATACGACCTCCTCAACTTGCTGCACGTAAATCATGCGCAAACCATCCGGCAGATCGTCTTCATTAATGTCGTCTCTAAGCCACTCACATATATCGACGGCGTCGTGATACTCATTCCTTG